TGGCTATCATTGAGAACATCCCTGTGAGCAGCAGACTGCCAGCACTAGCTGTAAGCTATGGCACAGATAAGATTGCAGCTGTAGTGGCAAAAGCTATCACAAAGGCATTGTCAAATTTTAATCTAAGAGTAGGAATGAATGCAGATCAGGTGCTAGAATTAGCCTATGCTTTGATTGATTCTTCTGCTGAGGATCAGCTAGCATTTGAGGACATCATGCTGTTTCTGGATGGGATGCCTAGATTTAAATATGGAAAAGTTTATGATCGTATGGATATGCCTACATTTTTTGAGATGCTAGAAGTCTACAGAGAACAAAGACACCAGGCATTTATAAGCAATAGAGATGAACATCATTCACAATACAAGGCTGCTGGTGATTCAAACAGGATGTCACTAGATACAGAAAAAGAATCATTCAGGGATGCAATGAAAAACTACATGCAAACAAATGCAAAAAATAATCAGTAAAATATTTTTTACTATCAGAATTTTGAATCAAATTTGAAAACATGAAAGAATTGACAGTATCACAGATCACAGCAGAGGCTATAAAAACACTAGAATCTAGATTCTGTTTTGTATGGAGGCAGAACAATCTGGCTGTCAAAGGCAGGACATTCAATGGTTTAAAAGGTGTACCTGACATCATTGGGTACAATAAGTTCACAGGAATTAGCGTTTATTGTGAGGTGAAAACAATCAATGACAAAATGAGCCAGTATCAAATAGATTTCATGAACAAAGCAAAAACATCAGGATGCCATTGCCTGATAGCTACAGAAAGTGATGGTGCTGTAATTTTAAAAGAATGGCCAAATAACTAACCTATGAACAAAGAAACGATCATCACACAGATGTACCTGGACAAAGACATAAACCAGGCAATCAGCAAAATGCAGCCAATAGAACTGCAGGATGATCTAAGACAGGAAATTTTCCTAGTGCTATGTGAAATGAATGATGAACGATTGTGTGGCATGTGGACTAGTGGGTATTTGAAATACTTTATTGTCAGGACAATGCTGAACATGGCAAAGAGTGACAGATCTACTTTTTTCAATCAGTTCAGAAAGTCATTTACTGAATATTGTGATAACTATGAGAAAGCAGATGAAAGCACTGGGATAGATGATGAGATGGATTCTAAGGTTAAAAAGTCAATGGGTGAGTTGCACTGGTATGAGAAAAATGTATTTGAACTGTATGCAGACAATGGCAGAAATATTTTGAAACTAAGCAGAGACACGAAAATACCATACAGATCCCTATTTAAAACTGTAACTAAGGTTAAAAAGAAACTTTCAAAAGCAGTGAGAAAAGAGGATAACACACAAAAAAAACTGATAGGCAATTATATACATGCAGGCCTAGATGTAGTGATTGACATAAACAAAGAGACTGACATGGATGCACTACTAGACATCATGGATGAGGTGAATGAGTATATCAGAGAAAAGATTGAGGGCAGATCAAAAGATGATGTCTGCATCAAAACAATTGGTGGACTAAGAATAAAAACTGTAATATGATAATTTTAAACATTTTAGCTGCTGGCCTTTTCAGTTTCTATTTTATTGAGATGGCTAGATTTCACAAAAAATTGAAGCTAGATTTCAGGCCATTTAATTGCCTGGTATGTCTACCTGCATGGGTAGCATTAGCACTGTATCTATTGCCTATGTATGTCACTGATGTGATCATAGTGATGATGGGTGCAGCAATTTTTTCTGTATTACTTAAAACATTAATGAACAAAGCATATGAAACAGGAACACATTGATTTTCTAGAAAGCAACAAAATAAACTTTGACACTGTCAAACTAGGCTACACTAGAAACATACCTATTCAGGATCTACAGATGTATGAGCATATCTATCACCTGTATTTGAATCCTAGCTATGTATTGACATACTGGTGTGGGGATTGTGTATTTGACATGTTAAAAAGACTGCTGTACTACTATGAGGGGCTACCAAAAGCAGAGCCTGAAACATTGACTGTGACAGTATCTGTATCTGAGGAATTGCATCAGCTGGCAGTACAGGCATCAAAGCCAGTTTTTGTATCAGATGAAATACCAAAAGCAAAAAAACCGAAAGCAAAAAAGAAATAAAGACTTTGTCATCCTGGGATTTATTTAAAAAATAAAAATTTAATAACAAGATAGTAATTGTGGGGAATCCTGGGGTGACATTTTAAAACTACTACTATGAAAATACTACAATTTCTGCATTTTATTTTTATCTGTGTGCCACTAGCATGCATAGTTTATGTGACAGCTGTGACTTTACAAAAAATATTTAGTTTAATTAAGAGATGAGACTACTAGTAATCACACAGAAAAACAGTGGGGTGGGGTATCATAGATTGATGCTGCCTATCTACTACATGGCAAAAGACTATGCATATTTCACAGACATCATCAATGATGAAATACTATCTGAGGGATTTGATATAGTAGTAGTCAATAGGTACATACCTACATGTCACATCACTAATCTAATTGCATACAAAGAAAAGTATGGATTCAAATTGATTCTAGATGTAGATGACTACTGGTATCTAGATCCATGGCATATCCTGTATGGACAATATGATGCACAGCCTATCATTGATCATATTAAGGCAGCAGACATGGTGACCTGCACAAATATGAAGCTAAGATATGAGATCAGTCAAATGAATCAGAATGTGCATGTGATCCCTAATGCTTTGCCATTTGGGAAAGATCAGTTCATAGATATACATGTACCAGGTGAAAATGTCAGGGTAGTTTACACAGGATCTATCACTCATCAAAAGGATGTGGCATTGCTAGGCAATCCATTCAAAAAGATTCTATCTGACAAATCATTAGTTAACAAAATGCATTTCACATTGTGTGGGTATGATCCTGCAAATGAGTACAGCAAAATGGTATGGCACAGAATGATACATGATTTCACATGTGGCCTGAAAATGCCAGGTGCAGTCAAAAAAGCATTGCCTATCATGGAATACATGAATTTCTACAATGAGGCTGACATTTCAGTAGTGCCACTGGTATCTAGCAAGTTTAACGGCATGAAATCAAACCTGAAAGTGCTAGAAGCTGCTACAAAGAAAATACCAGTATTGGTGAGCAATGTAGATCCATACAGCGGCTGCCCCTATGTGGCAAAGGTCAATTATCAAACAGACTGGTATAAGGAACTAAAAAAACTAGCAAATGATGCTATTTATAGAAAGGAACTAGGTGAGGCAAACTATGAATGGTGTATGCAGAATTTTCACCTGGACAAAATAAATAAATTAAGGGAACAATTATATAAAAGTTTATGCCAGTAAAACAATGCACAAATGGTAAATGGAGAGTGGGAACAGGTGAATGTATCTATGACACAAAAGAGAAAGCCATAGAGGTGTGGCAGGCCATACTGGCATCAGGCAAGTTTGCAGAGGATTCATATACTGACTATCCTGAGGCTGCCACAAACAATGCAAAAAGAGCATTGAAGTGGGCTGATGAGAATGGATGGGGATCATGTGGTGAAGCTACAGGCAAAGCCAGGGCAAACCAGCTAGCAAATAGAGAGCCAATATCTAGAGACACAATATCAAGGATGGCATCTTTCAAAAGACATCAGCAGTATAAAGATGTGCCATATTCTGAGGGATGTGGTGGATTGATGTGGGATGCATGGGGCGGTGATGCAGGGATTGAGTGGGCTAGCAGAAAGCTAGAGCAAATTGACAGAAAGTGAAAAAACACATAGTAGTCTACCTGGATCATTTTAATTATGATACAGATGATTTCATACCATGTGAGGTTTGTGGGGCTAAGGCAGTAGACATCCATCATATCAAAGCCAGGGGCATGGGTGGATCAAACACAAAGGATGTGATTGAAAATCTACAGGCACTGTGCAGAAAATGTCACCTGGATTTCGGTGACAAAAAACAATGGATGGATTTTTTAATTGATAAGCATAAAAACAAACTAGATGATAAGTGATGCAGAATTTTTAGCTACTGAGTTAAGCATGGGGATCAGCATAGACAATCCTGCATTCAGGGCATTGGGGTTTGCTACAGCTGACCAGGTCAAAGATCTAGGCATCAGGACAGTGCTAGACTTTGGTGCAGGCACAGGGGTTTATGCTGATGCATATCACAAAGCAGGATATGACATCAAGGCCTTTGAGATATTTCAGTCACACAGAGACTACATGGCTGAGAAAGTGCCACACATTCAGATCATTGATCAGCCTATCACTACAGATCTATTGTCATTTATAGAGACAGCAGAACACATGACTGATAAGGAACTAGATGCACTGTTTAAAAAGATCAAGCCTAAATACATCCTGTTCAGTTCTACATCACAGGTGACAGACAATGATGAGGCATGGGGGCATATCAATATCAAACAGCAGGATGAATGGGATGCATATTTTAACACACAGGGGTATCAATTAATCAAACCAATGACATACCCTACAAACTGGTCAAAGTTATATGGCAAAAAGTAGCACAGGTAGCACAAAGGTAAATTTTGGAAAGAGAAAGGCAGGGCATGCAAAAAAGAGTTTCAACAAACATTCACCCAGGCCAAAGGCCTACAGAGGCCAGGGTAGATGAGAAATAAACTTTTAGCCATTTGGCAGATCTTAACACACAAATGCTACTATGTAGCTACCTGTAAAACAGGTGAGCATAATGATACAATGAATCAAGTGAGTTTGATGACAAAGGGGATGGCTAATACAATAGCATACAATCTGACTGATTTGATAGTCATAGATGAAATGCAGGAACTAGCACTAGATGAAGCAAAGAATATATTAAACAAAGTACAATGATCATACTACCAGCACAGATTGAAAGCATAGCATCACGAAAGGATAAGACAGTCAGGATCACACTAGGCACACAGGAACTATCACCTGCCCAGGCAGCAGAGATATTTCAGCTGAATCAAAAGTTTTGCTACACTGCCATCAAAGAGGAACTATTCAGCACTACTGAGGCAGATGAGATCAATGCTTTGAAAACTGACCTGGACACTGAAAAAACACCTAGCCAAAGACTGAGGGGCATTCTATATGTAAATTATCAGCAAAAGGCTGAGGGCTACAAAGACTTTGCTACATACTACCAGGCAAAGATGGAAAAGATCTGTGAACATTTTAAAAGCAAACTAGAATGATACCAATAGTGATACCCATACTGTGCCACAATGATGAGACTATAGTGCTGAGAGACTTAGATGTCAAAACTACCTACACCAGACTGACTGAGGTAGATTTCATGTTTTTTACTATAGACTTTGCATGTCAGTATGAGCAGGATGGCAAACAATATACAGAGATAGTATCAGGTGAGGATTCATTTGTGAGCAGTCTATCATTTAAACAATTTCAAGAGATCGTTAACAAGACATTTATGTATGGCAAAAGCAACTAAAATTGCAACTAAAAAAGCAACTAAAAAAATAGAGAAACCTAGACCTGTAGGCAGGCCTAAGAATATAGAGACACCTGAGATCATGTGGCAGCTATTCTGTCAATATGCAAAAGAGATAAAAGGCAAACCATTGATTGTGAAGGACTGGGTGGGTGGCATAGCAAAAGAGGTGTACAGAGAAAAGGAAAGGCCATTGACACTAGAGGGCTTTGAGATCTTTGTGATGGACAAACTAGACATGTCAGATCTAGATCAGTATTTTGCAAATAGAGAGGGCAGGTACACAAATTTTGTGTCTGTCTGTTCACGCATAAGGAAAAATATCAGAGAGGATCAGATAGCAGGTGGCATGGCTGGGATCTACAATGCATCCATCACACAGAGACTGAATGGGCTGACTGAAAAGATCCAGGAAGATGGCAGCAAAGAGGTCACCATCAAAGTGAAGTATGAAAAGAAAGAAACACTAAAAGACTAGAAATGATCATCATTCTTTCAATAGCTGCATGGGAATTTTGCAAATGGTTATTTTATAAACTAATCAATAAATAAACTAAAACATGAAAGCAAATTTTAAACTAACATGCAAAGCAGGAATCTATGAAGCTGACACATTCTTTCAATTAGTATGTGAAGTATTGAAGCATAGATTCTGGCATTTGAGAACACATGGCAAATGGATGGACTAATGGATAAGACAGTACACCTAAATGAACTGCATATCAATCAGCAGAAAGTAGTGGATGGCCATAAAAGGTTTTCTGTGCTATCATGTGGTCGGAGATGGGGCAAATCTGCCCTGGCTATCAATCTACTATCTGAGACTGCCATAGCTGGCAAACTAGCAGGATATTTCACACCTACATACAAACTACTAGATGGCACATACAATGAATGCCTGCATGCATTAGAGCCTATCATATCCAGGAAAAATGATCATCAGTTCATTGAATTGATCACAGGTGGCAAAATAGAGTTTTGGAGTTTAGAGAATGAACTGGCAGGTAGATCTAGAAAGTATCACAGAAACATCATTGATGAGGCTGCATTCGTTAAAAACCTATGGCACAGATGGACTGAATCAATCAGACCTACACTGACTGACTATAGAGGGGATGCATTCTTTCTGTCTACACCTAAGGGCAAAAATGATTTTCACAAAATATGGCAGAGGGGCAAATCAGGTGATCCAGGATGGACTAGCTGGCAGATGTCTACCTATGACAATCCATACATAGATCCCAATGAGATAGATGAGGCCAGAGATGATCTGCCTGAATTAGCATTCAGCCAGGAATACATGGCAGAGTTCAATGAGAATGTAGCAAATCCATTCGGTGCTATGTTCATCCAGCAGTGTACATATCCAATGAGTACACAGCCCACTGTATGCTATGGCATTGACCTAGCAAAGTCATTTGACTACACAGTGATCATAGGCCTGGACAGCAATGGCACAGTATCATACTTTGATAGATTTCAAGAGGATTGGAGAACTACCAAACAGCGAATTAAGAATCTACCAGCTGCACCTATCCTGATGGATAGCACTGGTGTGGGTGATCCTATTTTTGAGGATCTACAGGCAGAGGGGCTGGATGTCACAGGGTTTAAATTTAGCCAGGGATCAAAGCAGCAACTGATGACAGGACTAGCAGCAGCAATACAGCAAAGAAAGATTGCATTTCCTGATGGTGCTATCACAGCTGAACTAAACATCTTTGAATATGAGTTCACAGCTACAGGTGTGAAATATTCTGCACCTAGTGGATTTCATGATGACTGTGTCATGGCACTAGCACTGGCCTGGAATAATACAAACATGAAACGAGGCACAGGCAGATATTCATTCGGTTAGTTTATCAATCAATAAAAGTGGGTTTATCAATCAAAACATAAGTCAAAAAGTAAAGCTATTGACTTACTTTTGTATGACATGTGTCAATTTATAACTTTACAATGCCAGTCTAAACAGCTGGCTTTTTCTATTTATTGATATGACATGGAAAAACATAAATGTATTTCAGTGGCAGCAACTGGCTGACCTACAAAACACGAAAGAGGGAATGACAGATGAGGATCTGTCTATCAAGACTATTGCAATCATCACAAATCTGACTGAGCAGCAGATCAAAGAAATGGATGACAGAAAGCTGTTTAAGATTGTGGGAAAGACTAGATTTTTGCAAAAGAATTTTGATGTGAAACATGAAAAGTACATCCACACAAAAGGCAAAAGATACAGATGTGTCTATGATGTGAAAAATATGCCTACAGCTAGGTATGTAGAATCAAAGCATTTTGCATCTAATTTCAATGAGAACATCCACAGGATTGCAGCTAGTATGGTCATCCCACAAAAGAGGAACTGGTACGGCAAATGGGTAGACATGCCATTTGATGCATCTAAGCATGAGGACTATGCAAATGATATATTGGCTGCACCTATCACTGAGGTGCTGGGATCTGTGGTTTTTTTTTGTCAAGTGTACAGGAATTGGATAAAAATTTCAAAGGACTATTTGATATGTCAGATGATGATGACAGCGAAGATGAGCAGGTTGCAAGCAGAGATACTGCATCAGGGTTTATGCAGCGTTTTGGATGGATTTATCAAGCCACAATTGTGGCAGAACATGAGAAAATCAAACTAGAACAAGTCTATGAAATGATGACAATACAATTTTTGAATGATCTATCCTATTTGAAAGCAAAAGCAGAGTATGACAAAGAGCAGATAAAAAAATCGTATGGCAAAAAGCACTAAGCAATTACAAGATGAGATAGTCAATGATGGCTTTCTGGATAGTCTAGGAGATGATTCTACAGACTATGCTGGCATGGGTGAATTTCCATCAGTAGAACAGTTCATGATCAGATCTGCTGCTGCATTTGTCCTACAAATCAAAGAGGTGCTAAATAGGCAGGGAAAGGTATCTAGTGGAGGCTTAGAGGATGGCATATCATCAGGCAGCCTAAATAATACAGGCAATGGCTATGAGATCAGCATAGGATGGGATTCATCAGATCCTGCATCTAAATATTATGATTTTGTCAATAAGGGTGTGAAAGGTGTAGTCTCTGGGAATCCATCTAGCAGCCCCTATGCATTTAGAAATCTGAAAGTATCTAGAAACATGCAGCGAAGCATTCTGCTATGGTACAGAAAAAGAGGCAATGCAGCTAGAAATGATGATCAAACAAAAAAGCTGTCAGCTACACAAAGGAAAAATAGAAGCATCAAAAGACAGGTGGATGCAGCAACTAGATTGAAATCAATGGCCTATGCTACAGCTGTGAACATTAAAAAGAAAGGTATTAAACGATCAGGATTCTTTGATAACACTATCAATAGTGTGTTTGGACAAAGTTTTCTGGATGCACTATCTAAGGTAGTAGGCCAGGATGTGAAAATAGCAATCAGACAGGCAAATAACAAAATAAACGAAAATAAATAAGACATGGCAATAACAATAAACAGTACACCTGAGGCATATCCATCAGCACATGATGATCTGTACTTTGTAGCTACATCTACAAATGTGGCACAGGCAGGATTCAAATTTGTGTTTGATCTTTACATCAGCAGTGTTCTAGTTTCTAGAATCAAACTATTTCCTGATCCAGCTAGTGCAAAAGGAATTTTCAATGCTGGTGGAATAGTGAGAGACTACCTGTACAGCTATTTCAAACCGAATAGCACATCCACAGCATTCAGCTACACAGGCAATGATCTGTACATAGACTATGAGGTGAGATTTGGTGAGGACTATGGTGGCACTACATACACAAACCTGGCATCAGGTACATATAAAGCATTCAACTTTGCAAATCCTATTTTTAGAGATTTCAGCACATCATACTATCAGCCAAAAATCAGCAGCTGGCTAACAGGCAGAGATGTGACAAAGGCAGACTGTACTATGACTGAAAGGCTATTTGCAGGATGGATGAATACAGCAGGAACTACTACAAACCTGACATTGACAGTTCAAAAGTACACACAAAGCGGTGCTGATGGATCACCATCTACAGGTGGCAGTGTCACATGTAGTGCATTTGTTTTGTTTGATCTTTCACCTGCTGCCATCAATGCGTATCTAGGCAGTTCATTTATCACAGCATCTACATATCAGTATGGGGTGAAAGTGAACTATGGAGGGAATCAATCTGCTGAGTTCAAAGTGACACTAGCATGTCAGCCTAGATGGACACCAGTGACATTGCATTTTCTGAATCGTTTGGGTGGGTATGATAGCATCACATTTAGACTAGTGAATAGGAGAGAGGCAGCTGTAGAGAAAAGATCATTTGAGCAAATGACATGGCAATACAATAATGCAGCCATGACTAGATATGACAGCTACAAAAAAATCAATCCAGGGAATAGTACATTTGCTGTCAATGAGACAGTAAGTTTCAAACTGGTGAGTGACTATATTAATCAAACTGACTATTTATGGCTGAAAGACCTGATCACTAGCCCTGAGGTTTACTATGAGCAAGGTGGGTACTACTACCCAGTAGCACTAGGAACAAACACATGGCAGGAAAAGATCAGGGCAGCAGATAAGATGTTCAATTTTGAATTGAATGTTCAATTTGCTCAAAAAATAAATAGCCAGTACAGATAATGATAAGCACAGAGATATACATAGAGAATCAGCGGCTAGATCTGTCAAAGGATCTATCTGCTGAATTTACATACAATATAGATGACATAAAAGACTTTGCATCCAGGAATACTAACTTTTCAAAAACCATAGTACTACCAGGCAATGCAGTGAACAATAAATTGTTTGGCCACATCTTTGAGTTTGGATCATCAAACTTTTTTGATGAGAATCAGCCAAATGTGGGTTATAATTACAATGTATCAAAAGCAGCAAGCTGTATTGTATTCATTGACAAAGTGCAGATATTTAAGGGAATTTTAAGGATCTTAGAGATTGTCATAGACAATGGCACAATAGAATATGAATGTGCAGTGTTTGGTGAATTGGGTGGGTTTATAAATGAATTAGGAAATAGAAAGCTGGAAAATCTAGACTTTTCTGCCTATGATCATGACTATACACTAGCAAACATTCAGGCATCATGGGACACAGTGAACGGATCAGGCTACTACTATCCATTGATTGACTATGGAAAGGTGAGCAGTGCAAACAAGCATGACTGGGACATCAGAGCATACAGGCCTGCATTCTATGTAAAGGAATACCTAGATAAAATTATCACAAATTCAGGCTACACCTATGAAGCACCATTTTTCAATAGTGCTGTATTTCGTAGACTGATCATCCCACACAATCAGAAACAGCTAGTCAAAACTACTAGCAATTTCAATAAAGCCTATGTGACTGAGCCTATTGACATCCTATCATCTAGATTGATTTCATTTGATACTGTGACAGGATCAGGTTTGACAGTGAGTGGGGCAAACACTACATTCACATACACATCTGATACATCTATCATATTAAAAATGGAGTATGAATTTTCAGGTGATTCTACTAGTGGCATTTTCAGAATAGCTAGAAACGGATCTACAGTCTATCAATATGATTTTGAGAGCAGTTTTTCCATAGGAGGCATTTTTGAATTGCTAGTAAATAAAAATGATGCAATCAGTTTTAGATTTAGCAATACAGCACCTAATAGAGATGATCTACCAGTGACAATAAATGAGGCACAGGTATTCTTTTATTCTGATTCATTTATCACTACACCTGTGTCAGTGAATGATTCTTTGGTGATGGCTGATGTTATACCAAAGGGCATATTTCAAAGAGACTTTTTTGCATCT